ACGTTGAAGGTGTAGAAGGGGTCCTGGAGATCAATCACCTGACCACCAATCATCAGCTCCACGCGATCAATAATCTGAGACCAATCAAGATCAGTACGAAGAAGACCAGTGTTGTCACGCGCCGTAAGGTACATATAGCTCAAAAGATCACCCTTGCGTTCAATACGAATAGTCGAAATACCCCCTGGAGTTGGCATACCCTGGATCAGCTGACGCTCGACCGAGGATGCAAAGTGGGTGTGACGCTTGTACTGTGAACGAAAGAATGAAGCCTCAGGATTGCCTGTAAGATGGACATCCTGAACGCCAGTAGCAACGAGCTGGGCAATACCACCAGACATTTACTACTATAATGTATTTTTTTTAGCTCAAACTGCGGCAATCGATTTTACAAGAGGATTATTTAACAGCTGATTCTGTGCTACATCAAGCTTTGATATCCATGGGTTCGCATTACCCTTGTATCCATTGAATTTTGCGTAGGTTGGAGTGGCGTAATTGCCCATTCGGCCGCCATCGGCCGGTCCCGTGGGGAAGGACATGTTATCCTGGCGGACAGACGTCACCGCGCCGTGAGCATTGACTGGGTCTGCGCGGACATTCATACGGCCACCTGGCAGCATACGGCCGGTACCGGTATTACCGCGGTACATGTTGCCGCGGAGGTTGTTGGCCTCGATCTCAAATCCAGAGTCTTTGCGGAAGAACTGGGTACCGAAGCCGAGGCCGTCGTCGCCGCGCGCAACAGTCTGGGACTTGCGAGTAGGCTGAGCAGTCTTCTGGTACATTGGACGAGCCTCTGGTGCCTGAAGAGAGCCCCCTTGGCCCTGCGCAACGCCACGACCTGGGGCGCGGTGGTAAATCTTGGGTGGACGCTGGGTCTGCGTAAGACCGCCTTGCTGGGTCCACCCGGAAGGAACTGCGGCACCGGGAGGTCCTGACCGACCCTCGAGCTGTACGAGACGATCCTCATTCACGTTGGTTGGCACCACGCGGAAGAGCTGCTGGAAACCACCCGCAGCAGGGACGTTGGCACCGACACCGAGACCTGGGCCGACATTCAGGCGTTCGACTGGTGGAAAGTTGTTCATTTTGTTCGTCACAGCCTGACGATTGTACAAGTTGTAGACGGGCTGACCATATGGATTTCTGTTTGCCAGTGGCGAAACATCGGAAAACGTACCAGCAACCTCACGCTTACGGGCGGGCACACCAGGGAAAGGGTCATTGATAACCGATCCTTGGATGCCCATGTCGTTCGAGTTGAGATGGTACGTTTGACGAGAACCTTGAGGAAACTGATCCATGATCGCAACCATTGGAGGAGCCCCCACCATGGCATCTTCGCGATCACTCATCTTCTTTCCTGCATATACTAGACCAACAACAGCTGCTAAGGCTAATGGGTCCATTACTATCTTTTAACAATATTTTAACGGGAGGTCTTGATTCGGGGACACTCGGTGGCTTGAAGACCTTCGGTCTTCACTTGGAGTCATTGCGGATTGACATTCCGACAACCTGTGGGCTGATACGCGTGGGTGGTGGAGCCACCTGGTACCGCTTTCCAAAAAGGATATTCTGAAGGTCGCCACGAGTCGTTACTGGATCCTTGGTCCAGACACGAGTCTCTGGCATACTGTACATTTTGGGAAAGTCAAAAGGCTTTTCCGTCCAGTACCGGTTGAAACGAGACGTCATCTGTGGCCGGAGAATATCGTCCGTCGCCACAATTTCAGTCAGCAGTGGAATCAGAGGACCACGCTCCTGAACCATACGCAAGCCTGGCTGAAGAAGAGGCATCTTTAATAATACTTTATATTAAAAACTTGCGTTCTGCGTTGTACGGTTAAACACGCCGCGCTGCTGTACGCGCTCCATAGCTCTGAAGCTGTTGTCTGGATCGCAAGCACCTGGTGTGTCGCGGCACATTGGTGCGTTGCGGTCACCGTAGGCTGCAGTCATGAAAGCCTCAATGTCGTTCGGAATCGTTGTCGAGGCGACGGTGTAAAAGTTGCGCTCGGCATCAGCCTGTCTCTCGAATGGGTGAATAACGTCCCACTGCTTGCGAACCTCATCCCGAACAGTTGGGTAGTAGGCGGCCGACGGCCGATCGGGGTTGTCCTGATAATCCGTAATCAGAACGTTACCCATGGGGTTGTCGAGTGTAGGCATGGTGACTCCACGCATAGCCCGACCGTCATTGACGGCCGCGAATGCCCGGCCCTCCTGAATCATACCGGCGCGGCGCAGCATATAAAGAATGCCGAGCACCAGTGCTGCTAATGCGAAGATACGAGCGTCACGCTTGATGATGTATATAACCACCGTTGCGTAAAGTATGAAACGTATCGTCGAATATGTACGGTCTTCGGCCGTCTGACGTGAGGACGGCCAAAAACTCAGCAGCTTATCATTTCGGAAAATCTGACGAAAGTCCATTATTACTATTACTTCTTCTTATTTTTTGTGAGCTGGTTGTTGGAAGCGCCACCCATGAGGGACATCATGCTCTTCATAAGGGCATCCTCATCGATACCGTCCGTCTTGATCTTGCCCTCGAGCTGCTCAGCCATACTCTCAATCATAGACATCGTCTCGGGCGGGATTGCACTAATCATCATACCGAGCATGTACAGAGACTGGAGGTACTGCCAGATGGCATTCTTTGTATTCTCCGACAGTGAATCATTCCAGTGAACCTTCATATTCGTGTCGCGCAGAAACTCAATCTCCTCGGCGTGCTCGCGAAAGAATGACTCATCCTTGTTCTGCATCTCAGATACATACGGACCAATGTTCGACATGAAGGTGGTCAGAGGAAGACGACCATTCGCCATACGGGCCATCTCGAACGACTCCTGGTAATTCTTGATCGCCGGCTCCTCTGGAAAAGTCTTGACGAGCTCGTTAATAAACTGCTCCATCATATCGTTGAATGCATTGACGGTCGTCATTAATGATAATAAGCTTTTTTTCTTTAAGAGAAATGTGTTTCACATTTGTAGTATGTATAAACAGTTTCATCGCAACTCCATCCGCGATTATCAATTATATACTCGGTATGGAAACATCCACACTCTTTTGGTTCTAGTTTTTCACTAGGATATCCACGAAAATCATTGATGCTGAAGTATCTATCATTGCTAGAAGGAAAACATTTATGATCGGATCTTGTCATGTCAGTATGGTTCTGTAATAATCTGCTCATTCTTTACACCACTGTACGACATGATAAAGTAGACCATGATGGCATTCAGCATCGCGGGTTTCATATAGGTTGAGTTTGGAAGACCCGTCTGGTTGTTAATCTTGTTTTTGAAGTAGACGTAGGCGGCGGTGATTACGGCTGCAAAGACGGCTGCAACAGTAGGGTCCTTTAGATCCATTAAAGGATAATAACTTTTTATTCGGGGTGAGTTCCCTCAGCTTTTTCGGCTGCGTCGTCAAAAAGAGACTCTTCTTGTGGATGAGCTGGTTGGGACACTGGAATTGATTTCATCTCGGCCGGTTCTTGTGGTGGCTGCTCTGCAGGTTGGGTCGGCGCCTCTTCGGGCAGAGCATCGATGGGATCCATTGGCTCCTGGCCTTCTGGTGCCTCCTCCTGCTGTTCCTCCTGTGGCTGTTCCTCATCGTTGAAATTGAATCTTTCCTCATCATCCGCAATCAGGTTCAAAAGAATCTGCTGCATGGGAATCATTTCGTCCATCGTCTTTTTGATAACGACTGTGAACCGTTCGGTGAGTTCAAGTTCGCGCTCGTGTTCGGATACATTCTTGGCAAAAATCTCCGGTTTCTTGAAGAGTTCGATAGCCGCCTTTTTATAGCACATGTGCACAAAGTACTCGGGGTCAATTTTCTTGATGGTGAGCTTGCGCTTCTCTGTCGTGAGCCGAACCGAAATCATAATCTTGATGAAAGAAACGTACGTGATGCTGAGGAGCTTTTCGAACATTGGGTAGTCGTCCGAAATTTCCTTTGTACGCTCCTTGACAATAGTCTGATTCCAGTGCGGAACTTCACGCATCAACTTTTGAAACTGGATGAGCGGCTGAACACCCTTGCACATCTGTTCGCCGTCCACATACATCTTGTAAAACGCCATATTCATATGAGGGATCATCACATTGCAGAGTGCAAAGAGATATTCGCGCTTCGCTTCTACGAGAGTGTCCATTACTACCCTAAAACATTCTTTCACCGCGAATTTTACTCGCCACCTTTTTGAGATTGATCAGGGCTGGGAGATCGGTAATCTCTTCTGGAACTTCCTCACAGTGTCCACTGTCCTTGTTTTTTACATCCCACGTAACATACATGTTCGAAGCGTCAATCTGTCGAACAATGTATCCGAGGTTGCGAAGCTGGCGCGCGAGGTAGGCTGTGGCTGACTCTACATTGTACATTGGAAAACCAAAAATCATCTGGGGGGTTGACAAAAAGACTTGACGATCTCCAACCTCTACGGCGTAACGAATCTTTTTATCAAACTGTTTGAGAATCTCCGAGTACGTTTCTTTGCGCACACGTCTCTTCTCGGATTCTATTTTCTGGATATCTTTGACTGATATCATCCTATTACTGATTAACACCCTTTAATGTCTCCAAAACCGCAGTCTTGACATCCTTGTACGGCGTGTACACGTCTGGCTTGTAGGGTTGGAAAGGACCCTCCATATTGGGTGGAATCGTCTCATTCTTTGAGATGATCGAAACCTTTCCGTTGTCGACCCGCCCCAGCACGTCGTACTGGACACCGAAAAAGCCTCTCAGGTTGATGAAGAGCATACGGGCCGACAGAGAACCGTCAGGGTTCTGGTTGATGAAAATCGTTTCGACTGGGAACAGGTTCTGGTCCTCCTTGCGAACGGCCGTGGCCAGATCCTGAATGATCGTCTCAGGCACTGGTGCCTGAGACTGGATACCGCTGTAGAAGGATCTTGGCGTGCTGAAATACCACAGTGTAAAAACTATGAGGGCTAACAAAACGAGCACCTGCATCCTACTATACCCGCGCCAAAAATTTTCCAACAAAATGATATTGTTTTTTAGGATGGCAACCCTTGTGTATTCGGACAGATGTACCCACTGTATGGAGATCATACAATTCATCCAAGCCACACCATCTCTGAAACCGCTCGTCCGATATCACAACATTAACAAGCTCGGAGTTCCATCGCCCCAGATTAAACGTGTTCCGACGCTGGTCACCAAGGAGAATAACATACATGTCGGTGCTGAGGTGAAAAACTGGCTCATGTCCATGATGCCCTGCGACTTTAAAGAGTTCCAGTCGGCTGACATAGGGATGGCGAACCTCGACGAAACCGACGGTGACAGTTTTTTTGCTCTCGACAATTATGGCGTCAGTCTGAAACCAGAGGTTACTGCTGAAGTCCAGGCCCGTATAGACGCAGATCCATCCTCGCTCTATAACAACTTAAAGAAGTAACCACCGGACATACTAATGAAACTTAGGACTATACAGGCGAATGCCATCAAGAGTATATTCGAAGTTTTAAAGGATATAATCAACGATGTAAACGTCTATTTCAAAGAGGATGGTATCAGTATTCTGGCACTGGATACGGCTCGTGTAGCTCTCGTCCATATGCACCTTTCGGCTGAAAACTTTGAAGAGTATGATTGTCCTGAGCCAATCATAGCCGGAATGAATATGGCGAATACGTACAAGCTGCTCAAGTCGGTCACGAACAACGATACGCTCGAGATGAATATCAGAGGAGCCGAGGTGATTGAGATGATTATTCGAAACCAGGTGAAAAAGTCTTCGTCGACATTTACTCTCAAGCTTCTTGAGATTAACGAGGATATCCTCGAGCTGCCAGAGCTCGATACGGACATCCTGACGACTCTGCCCTCGGTGGATTTCCAGCGCATATGCAGGGACATGGGTAATCTGTCAAACGAGATTGACATTTGTCGCGAGGGTGACCAGTTGATTCTGAGCTGCCAGGGTGACTTTGCGAACCAGAGTACATCCTTCGAGTGTCCGGAAGTTTGGGATACCAAGATGGGCAACACATTCAGTCTCAAGTATATAAATCTTTTTACAAAGGCGACTGGTATGTGCTCGAGCGTCCAGATTATGCAACACGCCGAAGAGGAGGCAATGCCGATAGTTTTTAAATATAGTATAGCAAATTTGGGCGAGATGCGATTTTATCTCGCACCAAAAGTTAAAGAATAATAGTTTTAATAATCTATGGAAGCCAGGTACGGAGAAAGAATTCAAGAATTCGAAGAATCGATTCGAAGAGGAGAATCTACCGAGGCTGACTTGTATGCCTACATTGCTGAAACTGCACCCTTTATTCGGGAGTACTATTCCGAAAAAAAGGTGGAGGATACCGGACAGACGAGCACTCTTTTCAAAAGCAGAAAAACGGGATCACAACGGAAGGATATTTATACTAAATATTTATCGACCGTCGAGAATGAATCATTTCAGACCATGTCTACTCCGAGCCTGCATCATAAATGCACGTCGTGTGGATCTTATGACCTGGAGCATGACCATGGGACGAGCGACGATATATGTAGAAAATGTGGTGCAACAATGTATGTACAGTGTGATGAGGTTGGATTTAGAGAGGAACAGGATATAGAAAAGACTATAGTTTATAGCTATCGAAGAGAAAATCACTTTAATGAATGGATCGCACAGTTCCAAGCGAAAGAATCCACTAATGTACCGAGTGATGTAATAGAAAAACTTAGAAACGAATTCCGAAAACAAAAGATTAAAGATATTTCTGAGATTACTCACGCACGAGTCAAAGAGTTTTTGAAAAAACTAGGACTCAGTAAATATTATGAACACGTTCCGTACATTACTACAATTCTCAATGGGATACAGCCGCCGACGATGCCTCAGGCTCTCGAGGACAAATTGAGAATCATGTTCAAGCACATAGAGGGAGCTTGGGAAAAGAACAAGCCTGCCGATCGAAAAAACTTTTTGAGCTACTCGTACACACTTTACAAAATGTGTGAGTTGCTTGGCGAGGATGACTATCTACCATGCTTTCAACTTTTGAAATCAAAAGAGAAACTGTACAAGCAGGATCAGATGTGGAAATCAATCTGCAAAGAACTCCAGTGGGAGTGGATAAAAACAGTTTAAAAAATCTCTGACCAAGACAAATGACCAAGAAGGGATTTGTCTACTCGTGGAGAGATGCTACGGCTGCTGCTAAAATTAACTCGGTGAATCCAGACTGGTACTATACCTGGAGTCTGTCTCAGATTCCAGGTGTCAACCTACCATTTGTTCCTATGATCTGGAGTTCAAAGAGTCTGGCCCAGCTTCCGAGCGTCAAGGGTGATGTGGTGCTCGGCTTCAACGAGCCGGACCGGACTGATCAGTCGAATACGGATGTGGCTACGGCAGTCAAATACTGGCCTCAGTTTAAGGCGACCGGAAAGCGTCTCGGTAGTCCAGCCACCGCATCAAACGCAGCAAAGGGTGGTTGGCAGAAGGAATTTATGGTGTCGTGCTCGGCAGATGTTGATTTCATGTGTGTCCACTGGTATGGCTCATCCAATCCTCACACGCTTCTGAGTATGCTGCACGACCTCTACGACTTGTACAAAAAGCCAATCTGGATTACAGAGTTTGCAGTCGCAGACTGGTCAGCCACGACTCAGAGCAAGTATTCCGAGAGTCAGGTGATTGATTTCATGGAGGCTGTTCTGCCGGCGCTCGACGATCTTCCGTACGTCGAACGCTACTGCTGGAAGACTCGTACAACGTCCGATGTGAACATGGGAACCAGCGCTCTTTTCAACGACGACGGAACACTGACTCGGCTCGGAAAGGTTTACTCGATGCATGGAATCATGCAGGACGACGATGTTCCTGTCGCGAGATCTGCTGCACTTATAGAAGAGGCGCTCAATAAGAATAATGGATCAGAATCTGATTAATAGGATTCTTTATATGACTGATATAGATACTCGAATAGCTTTTCGGCTCGAGCCGAAAAGACTTCCAGTGTATGTTTTTCCGATGAAGACCGGGATGCTTTATGATCCTCGTCGGAAAGTACTGTACAACTTTTATCCAGTTGATTATTACATCATTCGCAAAAATGTAGATTTACGAGAAGATGACGGTCTCTATATCTTTTCTGGCGACCAACAAGTTGAATTTTATGACAAGCGGGGATTACACATCATGTATTCGAATGAGGTGTGGATGACCGAACGTCCTGTGCAGATGTTGAGCGCTTGAGCGGCTCGCGAATCTCTACAGTTGCTCCTTTTGGTGCAAAGTCGTACTGCTGCTTAAATTGTTGACGCGCCATGTTAAACTCTCGGCACATACACTCCCAGACAATTTTCATGCACTCGTCGTGGGTGTTGTCTCGGATTGCTCCTTGGCAGTAGCAGCACACCTCCATACCAATTCTTCGACTTGTAGTTCTAAGCCGAAATTGATTAGGATAGCCTCCGGCAAGCCCAGCAGTTTCATGTACTGCTGGGCTTGGATCCGCGCAGCATCGTTGAGGTTGCGGGTCGACTTGAGTTCGACGATTGTCTTTTTGTCGATGATGAGATCGGCCCGAAGGTTGCCGATAACGTGACCTTCGTACTCGATCGGAATGATACGTTCAGTCTCGTACGGAATGCCGTGGGCGCGTAGCTCCACCTCCATGGCATTGTGATAGACCGACTCTGAATAGCCATAGCCCAGCTTTAAATAGACGCGGTGAGCAATATTTTTTATATCATTCATATATGGATACAGGGTTGTACTTTTTAATAGGATATTTAAGTAATTTTAAAAGGGTGTCGTCGTCAGTCTGTTTGACAAAGAGTATAAACATGTGGCTATCTATATCTATTTCTTTCCGTATCCCGCTTTACGTCCGACGAAATCACGATTCGCCCGATAGATGTTGGACAGTGTTGGATTGCGGCGTTTCTGCAGGACCATGATGGCACCGAGCTTGCGGAAGACGACCAGAGGGCCATAGGCGGCGATCGCCTTGACCAGGGCTGCGCGGCGCACGCGATCGGACGCGGACGCCTTGTAGCCAAACTTGCTGAGGGTACCCTTGGCCAGAGGTCCAATCTTGGGACCAGTGTAAGGCTTGTTGGTGCGGGCCGCCTTGACGCGGACGACGCGACCACCGACAATACGGTCGTGTGCTTTGCGAATATAGGGCATTTACTATACCTATATAAAAAAACTAGAGCCCTCTCTGGTATGAAGATTGCCTGCGCCGACTTTGAATCGGTCCGTCTCGCCAATGGCAAGTCGCTGGTTCACAACATCTCGGTCGTGACTGGAACGCTCGAGCACAAAAAGTTCTGGACGTCCCAAGGTCGCGGTAAAAGTCCGCAGTATGTAAACTCGACGGTAGTTTGTGGCGGACCGAGGATCGATATCCTTGTCCAGAATGCACTCAAGCATCCATCCATTGAGCTCAGTGATAATATCCAAAACAAACTTCGGCTTACGAGTCAGCTGGCCGATCAGTATACTTTTGAAAAATACGCCGTACCGGACCTTCGGACGGCCGTCAGACTTTTGATCAAGTTTGTCAATCAAAACACTGATGGTATTTTCATGTCTCACTCGTTGGACAATGATCTCCGGATCCTGTTCGAGTCTGCAGAAGTTCTGGGCGAAAAGAAGTTGTTCAAGAAGGACTTTTTGTACCGGCCGGAGGTTGGCTGCTATCTGTCCGGTTGGGATAAGCTCACTCTGATTTGTACTCAGCGACTGCTTACAACCCAGTGCCCCAAGTTTGACAAGGAGGTGGCGGAGACTCAACCGGACACGCGACTCGAGTCGTATGCCCGAAACATCTACGGGAATGACTATGAGCAGACGCACACGAGCGTAGCGGACGCCCTGGATCTCATGTTTGTCATATGCAAGGCTTTCAGTACAGACAAGTTCAAGATTGACCTGGGCAAGTCGAGACTATTTATGAAACCGGTGTGGCGAGCTCGTACCCAAGCGTGTACATCTTAATCTTATCCTCGTGACCTAAATTGAAATTAAAAACAGGCGAATCACCAATGTCTATATTCATATGTTTAATCTCGGTATACCTAAATCTATTCTTTAGGACCGCACTCAGAATCATACTTACATAGCCGCGAAGATCATCAAACTCGTTTAGATTTTTGTAAATAAGATGTATTCCCAGTACATCTTCTTTATTTAGGAATGGTGCACATGGTGTCGCCTCCATAAATGCACCATCGACGTACCGCCAGTCTTTATATACCAGAGACTCGAACAGGAACGGAACGGCGACCGAGCCATAGAGAGCTTCGATCACGCTCATCTTTGGGTGTGTGTCGACCGAAAAGTAGATGGTCCTTGAGAGGTCAAGGCAGAATGCAGCAATGTGAAGCTTGACTGGAAAGTAGTGATATAGCTCTTCGAACGTCACATCCTCCTTTTTGGGCATGAGTTTCTTGAGAGCGGTTGAAAAAATCCCCTTTACACGTTCGGCCGGTACAAGTCCATAACTTTTTATCAGCGTTTTGAGATCAGGCTTTGCTAATTTACTGATTGGAATGTTGAGCGAAACATCTAAAAGTCGTTCAAAATTCCCTCGTGAGGCAATATACATAAAGGCGGCCAAAGCACCTGCCGAAGAACCTGATATTTCCTCAAGGTTTTCGAGCTGCTTGGTGTCGGCCAGTTTTTTTAGCACTCCGACGAGTGCGAAATATCCGAGAACACCAGGACCGATGGCGAGGTGTTTCATCTGTCAGTAAAACTGAGGAAAATACGTGCGCAGGGACGCGAAAATAATGGCAAAGATAATGGTGTGCACGAGCGATGCGGTATAAGATGTTGGGGACTCACCTGATGGGATTGTAAAGAATGTGCCTGGTGCTAAAACTGCGTACAGAAGAGCGGGGACGATAAGGTCAGCCGGTGTGTACGTCACGCGCAGGACAAACTTGTAAACAACCGTAAGAATAATCGTCATGAGCAGCATCTTGGCAAGCAGCGGCTGATTGGGTGGAATACCCATGGAATACATTGAAAATATGAATGCGGCCGGGAGTACTTTTGGGCTTGTGATATCGACAAGCATTATACTATTAATCAAGAAAAGTCTCGAATAAACTGACAAAATTTGTTAAAGTCGGCACGCCGAAGCCAGGTGTGCTGAAGACCGTTGTCTTCGAGATAGGCCCTCATGCCCATCCATAGGTTCAAAAGGTGTTCAGAGTGCCAATCCTCCCAATCTTGCGGGTGAAGAGGCTCCTCCTGCTCTTGCTCCTCCTGATCCTCAAAGGCGTCATCACCTGCGAATGCGTCGTAACTGTACTCGTTATGGAGACCCATCTTACTTCATATAATATACTAGTGCCTGATCTCCCTAAGCCACTTGCAACTAGGTGACTTCGTCACCTACTTCTTCACCTTGGGCACCGTCAGAGACAGCGTCTTGGACTCTTTCTTAGGCAGGGCCTCCATGACTGTCGTGTAGCAAGCGTCTGTACGGACAACATCATTCTCGAAAAACTTGAGCAGACCGGACCGAAGCGAATCCTTGGTCAGCGATCCTGACTTTCTGGACGTCTTGATCGACACCTTCTCCTCGTTCACCTTGACGGCATCAATCTCCTTTTCAACCATAAACACCTGAATGTATTTACGAAGTTCCTTTTCACGCTTGTTGAGCGTGGAAAGGTCCTTGCGGGCTTCCGCCAGGTTCTTTTTGAGTTCGATCCACTCAGCCATAGCAGTCTTCACGTCGTCTGCCATTTACTGAATAGAAAGAGATTTTTAGCTTTATTTAGAACTCACCCGAGCCAATCTCAAACGTTGGGCGCATCACGTCTGGGGGAATGGTGGACTGATTCCAGATAGAGACACCGGTGCGAGGGTTGGGGGGCTCGCTGCGCTCCTGACGGTTGGCGTTGCGCAGGTTGCCACCGATCGTCTCTGGGTAGCCAATCTGGCTGCGTGGATCCAGAAAGTTCTGGCCCTGCAGCACCTTGTCTGGAGAAAACTCACCCAGCTTCTCCTGTCCGCTGTACTCGCCACCGGCAAAGTCGGCCATCGTAGAGAAGGCTGCTGCTGCTGGTCCATTGCCTGCGGTTCTCGAAAGTCATTCTCGTTAAACTTGTAGTAGCTAGGCTGGCGGAAAAACAGGACGTAAACCACCAGTGCAACAAGTGCCCAGAGTAATATTTGCTTGGTCTCCATTTATTAATACTTAGCTATAAAAAAACTTAGTCCAGATAATCTGCGGGGGAGTCCTCCTCAGCCTCATCCTGTGGAGCGTCATCAAACAGATACTCGGTCGGGAATGTCTTCTTCTGGACCGGTGCCGATGAAACGCGGATCTGGGCAATACGGAAAATAGGTCCAAATGACTTTTTCAGGAACCACAGGCCTGAGAGTTCAACCAGGACATCAAGTGTGGCATCCTTCTGGATAGATCCCAGATCGACACCATTCTTCTGGGTGTCGTATGCGACAGTCACCACGTCACCCTTGACGGTCGCCAGTGGTGCCTGGAAAATGGTGCCCTCGAGGGCGCTCTGATAAGCCTTCTGGATAGTCTCGTCGGCAATCTCCTTGCCAAACCACTCCAGCTTGCTGGCCACCGCCTGGTTGATGAGATCCTGCTCGACTGAGGCTACGATCGACTGGCTCATCTCGTTCAGCTGGAACGATAAATTCTTGGAGGCGAGCAGAGTCTCATCGACCAGCTTCAGCTTGTTCAGCTGGTAGAAGACACGCTCGCCACCCTTGGACACCTTGAGGTAATAACGACCATCTGGAATCTTGATAGGCTGGCTGTATTCCATGTACTAGTGATGCTCAAAAATATTAATGCAATCGGTCGCACAAAAAAGTTGATATACATCAGTACCATGTCGTGCGAAGGATGCCGGTGCATGTCCGGCGATATGAATCCGCTCAAAAAGATTTGTGGCCGGCTGGAGAATGGCTATGTATATGAATGTGACAAGGCCTGCTGTAAGGTGGACTGTTCAGGGACGGTCATCACACCCATGCAGATGCTCTCGGCTCGTCTGAACAAACCAATTCAGAATGCGCCGCTTACAATCGGAAACAACCTGATGACCGCAACAGTCAGTGATGACGACCCGACCAAGCTCCCTGGCTCGCCGTTCAAAACCATCAAGGCTATCTTCCAGGATTCAAACACACCCAGACAGTTTATCAGCCTCATGGGTATTCTGCTCTTTCTGCTGATTCTCAGCACTGTTCTGCTGTTCTTCTAGGGTCCTCGACGCCTAGACTACAGGCACCTGAGCATACTTGGGCAGGCTGAAATATGCCGTCTTGGCCTTTTCGTATGGGTTCGAGCCTGAACGCATGTACCACATGACTGCTGGTGCTACGAGCATGGCGATTCCGAGCGCAAACAGAAACTGGAAGCCGGCTGTGACTAGAAGCATAGTTGCAATGATGAGTGTTCCGTAGAGGAACTTGCGCATCATTGGAGGTATCGTCCGCTCTGTATCCTTGTAGTACTTCAGAGCCAGCCATGTCGTCATGATCAGTGCTGCTGACAAACCGATCAGCGCGATGCGAGTCAGCACCATTACTATTACCACCCAAAATTACTTAAAGACGTCCACCATATATACAGTAGAAATGGCCACTGCTACCTCTACCCCCATCACTCTCGATGACCTGTCCAAGGACCTGAAGGCGATCCGCAAGGACCTCCGCAAGATCAAGGCTTTCATTGAGGACCCTACTGGCGAGAAGAGCAAGACTCGCAGCCAGAACAATGGATTCAACAAGCCCCTGCAGGTGACTCCTCTTCTGCGCTCGTTCCTGAAGCTGCCAGAGGGTGAGATGATCTCTCGCTCTCAGGTGACCAAGGCTGTGAACGCATACGTCACCGAGAAGGGTCTGAAGGCTGGCCAGAACATCTCACTGGACGACACGCTCAAGGCCCTGCTGTGCCCCCCTGAGGGTACGCAGGTGACGTTCCTGAACATCCAGAAGTTCATCAACCCGCACTACATCAAGGAGGAGAAGCCCGAGGCTCCCGTCAAGGAGAAGAAGGTTGCCGCACCCGCCAAGGAGGAGGAGAAGCCGGTCGTGAAGAAGCCGACCGTGAAGAAGCCAGTGGCCAAGGCGTAAGCAGCATACAGGACGGCGACAGCGGGCACATGAAACCAAGGCCTTCGGCCTTGCTTCACTGAAAAGGGCTTAAAAAATATGTACGCATGTAATATAACAAAGAATGTCCAGTGACGACGAGGCCAACGTAACACTCATCGAGGCTCCCCTGCTCGACAAGGGGAAGCTCGAGGCACTCGTCGGTACAAAGGTGAATAATTTATCTCTGTACCGACGCGCATTTTGTCATAAATCTGCTAGCAAAAAGTATATAGTCGATGGATCCTACGAGACACTTGAGTTTATGGGAGATTCTGTGTTGGGGTTTATCATTACACGTCATCTCTTTGATAAGTATGAGGAGAACCAAGAGGGATTCCTGACTCAGGCGCGGACGAAGATTGTCCGCGGCAAGACTTTGGCCGCGATCGCAAACAAACTCAGGTTGTACGAGTGGATTCTGATGGACGACAAGGGCATGTCCAAGAAATGGAATCACAACCCCAAGATTCTGGAGGATTGTCTCGAGGCGCTCATCGGTGCCATTTACTTGGACATTGGTATGATTCACGCCAAAAAGTTTGTTCTGGACCTGCTTAATATGGTGGAGATTTCGTTTGACGACGACAACTACAAAGACCAGGTTATGCGGTGGTCACAGGCTCAGACAAAGCCTGTGCCTATCGAGTACCGTCTGGATGGTCACACCAACGGAACCTTCTGC